TATGGTGTGATGTGGCACCGCACCGGACTTTGGGACCAGTTGGCACAAGCGGCTGACGCAATTCCTGGAGCGGTCGTCAGGCGATCCGAGTTATCGGTCAGGCTCTCTAATGGTGGAGTATTCCAAGCCGGTGGAGCGGATAACGTCGATTCTTGGCGCGGCGGCGGCGCGGATCTCGTGGTGGTCGATGAATACGATGATACTCCACCAAGTCTCGTTCCCCTCGTCATTGAACCGATGCTAGCTGATCGGGGCGGGACGCTGGTGCGGAGCGGCACACCGAAGGGCCGCGGTGTTCTGCAAGCCGCGTACGATAGGGCAAAGACGACACCTGGGTATTCCAGCTACCTGCTCGATTATCGGAAGACCGGCGTCTTGTCTGATGAAGCGATAGCTCGTCTCCGTGGTGAAATGAGTGCTGAAGAATTTAGTCAGGAACTTGAGGTCTCCTTCGAGTCACCGAACAGCGGCAGCTACTACGGCAAGCTGATGCAGGCGGCGGAGGCGGAAGGCCGCATCACCTCGGTGCCCTACGATCCGGAGTTGCCGGTGTGGACCGCCTGGGATCTGGGCGTGGCCGACAGCACCGCCATCTGGTTCGCGCAGGTGACGTGGACCGGCCAGTGGCGGATGATCGACTACATCGAGGACAGCGGCGCCGGGTTGACGCACTACACCGACATGATCCGCGAGCGGCCATACCGGAACTACGCGATGCACCTGCTGCCGCACGACGCGGCCGTCAAGGAGTTGGGCAGCGGCATGTCACGGACGGAGGTGCTGACGAGCCTCGGACTACAGCCGTGGCGCATCGTGCGCCAGCACAGCGTCGCGGACGGGATAAACGCGGTGCGGATGGTACTGCCCAAGGCGTGGTTCGATGCGGAGAAGTGCGCGCGCGGCATCAACGCGCTGCGGCACTATCGCAGGGAGTGGAACGAAGCGGGACAGACGTGGCGATCCTCGCCCGTGCATGACCACGCCTCACACGGTGCGGACAGTTGCAGGTACCTGTGCCTCGGCGTGCGTGAGATGCAGCCGCCGCGCGTTGTGCAGGATACCGCTGATAGCTGGGAGCGGGCTTGGCGTGCGCAGTCGCAGCGTGAGCGCGCCGCCGCCTGGCGCGTGGCATGAGCGGCACGGCCAACGCTCTGCTGCGTGCCGGGTATCAGCCACAGCCCAACCCGCTGCTGCGCGCGCTGACGCCACCACCAGCGCCAAGCTGGGGCAACGCCGCAGACCAGGCGTGGGCGGCGATCCAGGCCAAGCTGGAGGCCGAGCAGAAGAAGTCGTCGGACATGGGTCTGTGGACCGGCGGCCAGGCCTGGGAAGGCGGGCACCCCACGGTGAAGGGCGTGGCCGATGCCGCGCAGCAATATGCCGGCACTTTCGAGGGCGGGATCAAGGCGTTTCACGGCAGCCCGCACAGCTTCGGGCGGTTCGACACCTCCAAGATCGGCACCGGAGAGGGTGCGCAGGCATACGGGCACGGCCTCTACTTTGCCGAGAACGAGGGCGTGGCGCGCAGTTACCGGGACCAACTTAGCGGCGGAACCCTCACGTATGATGGGAAGCCACTAGGATCACCTGGGGGCGTTTCATTAGATCGCAGCATTAAAATGCGAATAGATCAGGGGATGACGCCGCAGGAAGCTCTTAAGGATGCCCTGGCAACGATGCGGCATATGGGCAAGGGAGATTTTGTGGATCAGGCCGAACGGGCTTGGAGCAATCCCGATCTGATGCGTTACGAACGCAATCCCGGCCACATGTATGAGGTGGACATCAACGCCGATCCAGAGCGCATGCTGCACTGGGACAAGCCGCTGAGCGAGCAGAGCCAGCATGTCAGGGACGCATTGCAGACACACAAGGACTTCGGCGGGCGTCAGAACTGGGACGATAGAGCTACCGGGGCAGAGGTCTACAATCAAATCGCGGGCGACCGTCAGGATGCGGCATCCATGTTGCGGTTCCTGGGCATCCCCGGCATCCGCTATCTCGACCAAGGATCGCGCACCGCTGGTGAGGGCACCCACAACGTCGTGGTGTTCGACGCCGACACCATCAACCTGCTGCGCAAGTATGGCATTGCCGGACTAGGCGTCGGCCTCGGCGCAACAGCCACACAAGGCGGCGAATGACCGACACCAGCGACGAGGTTTGCGAGGAGTTCCGCAGGATCATCCTCGAAGGCGTAGAACAGCCGAACCTGCGCAGGGTGTTGGAATATCTCATCCGTAGAGGTCAGATTCAGAAGGCGTGCATGCTCAAAGAGATGCACAGCGGTCGCTAGACCTGCCGGGCCGGGGGCCTCTCCCGAGGCCGTAACCAAGCGTGTGGTCACCGAGCGCTCCGGTTCGCCGGTTCGGTGACGGAAACCCACAGCGATTGATCCGATGAGCGTAACACTCGCAGCACCCCAGGAGCGCTACGGGGCCAACCGCCTCGCAGGCGACATCGGGCCGGGCAGCAATGACCCGGCAACGCTCGTTGACGTGTATCCAGGCGATATCGACGAGCTGCACACACGCCTCGTGCAGTGGTTCGAGGATGCCGAGTATGCCTCACGCGAGGAGCGCGACGACGCCAACAAGGCAAGAAGCTATTACGACGGCTACCAATGGACCAAGGCTGAGCAGGATGCGCTCGCCAAGCGCGGCCAGCCCGAAATCACCATCAACAAGATCCACAGCAAGGTCTCGCTGCTGTGCGGCCTGGAGCGCAAGGCGCGCACCGATCCTAAGGCGTTCCCACGCACACCGCAGGAAGAGGACCGCGCCGACGCCGCCACCCAGGCGCTGCGGTTCATTGCCGACAACAACGATTACAGCATCAGCCGCTCCGTGGTGTTCGAGGAAATGCTGGTCGAGGGCTACTCCGGCGTGGAACTGCGGCTGGAGGACGACGGCCGCGGCGGTGCCGACATCCGCATCGAGCATGTGCCGTGGGATAGGCTTTTCTACGATCCGCACTCCCGCCGTCCTGACTTCTCCGATGCGCGCTACGTTGGCGTCGTGGTCTGGATGGACCGCGAGCAGGTCACCGAGATGTATCCGGATGCGGACGACGTGATCGAGGCGTCGTTCGGCACCGGCAGTGGCGTCTCCTTCGGTAGCTACAACGACCGGCCGGAGAACGCGGTGTGGTCGGACAACCGGCGCACGCGGGTGCGTGTCGTGCAGTGCCACTGGGTGAGCAACGCGACGTGGTGGCAGGCGACATACAGCAAGAGCGGCATGCTCACGGATCCGGTGGCCTCGCCGTTCAAAGATCGCCGTGGCAAGTCGGCGTGTTCGCTGCTGCTGCAGTCGGCCTACATCGACCGCGAGAATCGCCGTTACGGCATGGTGAAGAACCTGCTGAGCCTGCAGGATGAGATCAACAAGCGGCGCAGTAAGGCGCTGCACCTGCTCTCCGTGCATCAGACGATTGCCGAGAAGGGCGCGGTGAAGGACGTGGACGAGGCACGGCAGCAACTGGCGCGGCCTGACGGCTACCTCGAGGTGAACGCCGGCATGCGGTTTGAAGTGCTGCCGGGCGGCGAACTGGCAGCCGGACAGTTCCAGTTGCTGCAGCACGCCACGGCCGAGATGCAGTTGTCCGGGCCGAATGCGGCGATGTCGGGCACTGACAGCCGCGAGCTGTCCGGGCGCGCGATCCTGGCACAGCAGGCGGGCGGGGCGACACAGAACGAGCCGCTGGCCGACAGCCTCAGATGGTGGAGCCGACGCGTCTACGAGATGGCGTGGATGGCAGCGCGCGAATACTGGACCGGCGAGCGCTGGCTGCGGGTGACCGACGACCTCGGCGAATTACGCTGGGTCGGGCTGAACCACCCGGTGACGCTCGGTGAGCAGATGACGAAGCAGATTGCCCAAATGCCGGAGCAGCAGCGGCAGCCGGCGATGCAGCAACTGCAGCAGGCGGCGGCCAACCCCCAGATGGCGATGCAGTTGCAGCAGGTCGTCGATATCGAGAACGACATCACCGACCTCGATGTGGATATCACCATCAGCGAGGGCATCGACGTGCCAGCCATGGCACAGGAGAATTTCCAAACGCTGGTGCAGTTGGCCGGCATGCAGCCGGGACTGATCCCGCCCGAAGTGCTGATCGCCGCGAGCAGTCTGCGCGACAAAGATCAGCTTTTGGCGATGATGAAGCAGCACGCCGAGGCGCAGGCGCAGAAGCAGCAGCGCATGCAGCCACTGATCGAGCGGAACGCAGTGGCCGAGGTGTCTGGCAAGGAGGCCAAGGCCGCGGCCGACTTCGCGTTGGCCAAGGAGCGCGGCGTCAACACGGTGAAGGGCCTGCATTCGATGCATTCGGACTTCAGCGCGCCGCCGTCCGGCGAGCCGTGGGTGGCACCCGATGCGCCGTCCGCACTCGGGACCGCGGGCGGTGTGCCGCCGCTGACGCCGATGGATCTCGCGCACCAGATGGCCGACCTGCACACCAAGCGCGCCGACCTCGAGGCCAAGCAGGCCAAGGCGGCGAGTGATCGCGCCTCCGTCGTGCAGAAATTGGCGCAGGCGCAGGCCACGCTCAACCCGCCGCCACCGCGCCCACAGCAATAACAGGGAGACTGGCTAGCCGTGGCTCATCCAAAGCTTGAGGCGTTTCTGGCTGCCAACGAGCCGGACCCGCCGCCGGCGCCCACAGAGGCGCCAGAGCCGCCCGCTGCACCGCCGGCATCTGAACCGGCGCCCGAGCCTAAGCCGGCTCCAGCGCCCTCTGAGGCGCCGGACGCACCGGATGACGATGCGGACGTGCCGGAGCGCGATGGCGGGCCATCGGTGCCGCGCCAGGCGCTGCTCGACGAGCGCAGCAAGCGGCAGAACTGGGTAGAGCGGGCATCGCGTGCAGAGGCACTGGCCGAGGAGCGGCGCCTGCAGCTCGAGCAGTTGCAGAAGCAGCGGGAGGCGCTGGCACGGCCACAGCAGCCGGAGCAGCAGTTCCAGTTCGCTGATCCGCGAACCGACCCGGCCACCTATGCCGCCCAGCAGAGCATGAACGCGGTGTTCAACGTCAGCGAGCTGTTGGCGCGGCGGGAGCACGGCGACGAGGTGGTCGATAAGCTCGTGCAGGACTTTTCCGAGATGGCGAGCCGCGATCCGATGCTGTGGGAGAAGATCCGGGTGCAGCGCGATCCGTTCGGCTGGGCGCACCGCGAGATGGAACGCCAGCGACTGCTGCGCGAGGTCGGCGACGATCCGAGCAGCTACGAGAAGAAGCTCCGCGAGAAGTGGGAGGCCGAGCGGGCCGCGGAGATGCCGCCGGCTGTCGCCACACCGACCAACACGCCGCCGCCGAACATGCCGCCGTCATTGGCCGGCGTGCGCAGCGTGGCCGGACGCGCCGCACAGGCATGGACCGGCCCGCCGTCCGACCAGCAGATCGCTGCCGACATCCGTGCTCACCGCATGGCGATGCGTCAGCGATAGTTCCGCCTGCAACCACCGCACATTCCGAGCCGGCCGCCGCGGCTAATCGGGCGTCTTCCATAGGAATGTGACCCCAGCCGCCGTGGGTAATCGGGCGCTTCGGCCCTGCGATGTGGCCCGTCATCCATCGCACCTGCCGCCAAGGACATGGGCGTTTCCCGCGCAAACCCAAGCTAAGGAATACGTTCTGTGGCAGACATGAACATCACGGCCGCAAGGCCGGGATTAACTCCAATACAGTGGCAATCAGACTTTTATCAGGAGTACTTAAGGGACTCACAATTTGCGCCGTACATGGGTTCTGAGATGGACGATATGATCCAGCTCCAGACCGACCTCACGCGCAAATCTGGTGATTCCGTCGTCTTCGCCGCCATCCGCAACCTCGTCGGAGCCGGCGTTACTGGCAATACTGTCCTCGAGGGCAATGAGGAACTGCTCAACGCCCGTTCGCTGAAAGTCGCGGTCGGCGTCATCCGCCACGCCGTCGCCGTCAGCGACTGGGACAAGCAGAAGAGCGTCATTGATCTGCTCAATGCCGCACGTCCGGCACTGAAAAACTGGATCATGAACAAGCTGAGGGCCGATATCATCCTCAGCCTGGGAGCGATCACCGCGGACGGCGACGTGCAGATCAGCTATGGCGCAGCCTCTGCCGCACAGCGCAACACCTGGCTGGTCAACAACTCAGACCGTGTGCTGTTCGGCGCAACCAAGAGCAACAACACGGGCGTCTATGCCACGTCACT